CTGACATGTTGGAATCACTCCTGTTGATGGGATAGAAAAAGGAGCCCCGTCACGGGACTCCTTGCCACCCCATACGGGGTGATTCACCGCGTCACGCGGGAAGTTGTTAGTAGAGGTAGCCGTACCGTTCGAGCAGTTCGACAGCGCGCTCAGGCGTGGATGCCATCGACATGATCTGCTCGGGCATGAGCCTCAGCGTTTGAGTGCGCCGGTACCGTTGGTCGCCTTGCTTGACAAGGTCGTTCTGCGCGCGCGCCCACGACGACCGCGCCGACGTACCCTCACGAGTCGCATAGACCGTCAACGGTGAGCCGTCAGCCTTCCGACCAATCACCGTGGGTTGCAGACGCGCCAGCGAGTACGAACCATCCGGGCGCTTCGTGGACGTGAGAGCCCCGCGGCGTGCGTTGACCACCTTGACCGGGTCAGCACCCGCCCTGATCGCATCCGCACCAGCCTTCGTGAACACCCGCTCCTGCTCAGCAGAAGACAGCGACTCGAAGTAGTCCGAGGGTGACGCGTAGAAGCCTTCAGGCGGAGTGTTGTCCACGATCGGCATAGACGTGCACCGGCATGACGGGTGACGGTCGAAGTCCGTCCGATACCCGGTCACACCCGCGAGAATCGCGCATCTCGAGCACGCACCCGCCGAAACCACCCGCACAGAAAGGGTGTAACCCTTCCCCGTAGAGAGCGTCTTATCCGCAGACCGCCCAGCGTCCGTCACGAGCGTCTTCGCGATGATCGACATGACCGTCGCACCCGCACGAAACGCCGCAGGAACCCCGCTACCAGCCGATATCAGCCGCTTCGTTGTCGTGACCGCCGCGAACATTTCCGGGGCCACAGAACGCCCCTCACGAGACACCCCACCGAACGCTTCCGGCACCAGCAAAGGCCCGCCACGAGCAACATCCGTCGCATCCATCACCGCGTTCGTGTACGGAACCGCCTGACGCGCCGCCGTCACCTGAGATGCCGTCACAACCCCCGCCAGGACGGGTGCAACACGATCCCACCCGGCATCCAGCGCCGCAGGGTCAATCGACCGCCACAACCGGACAGCCTGACGAGAAGTCCTATCCGCTAGCGAGTCACGGCGCCGCTGATGCTCAACAGCAACATCACGCAGCGTCGACATCAGGATCAACCTGACCCATCTCGCCCTGCACCGCCGCCTGAACACCCGCACCCAGCGCGTCGTCGAGCTCCTTCTCACGCATCTTCATAATGCGGCGGATCTCAGCCGGCGAACGCCCATCGAGCTCAAGCAGATACTCAAACGGGTAACCCATCTGAGACTTCTTCAGCAGAGCATCCGCAAGCTGCGCCTCAGACCGGATCTCAGGCGACTCCCAAACGATCTTCGCCAGCCGGGTAGCCTCCGCAGCCTTCGCGTCACCCTTCACCAGCGCCACAAGCCGCAGCACCTCCCGCAGTTGCGGGTCAGTGAACGTGATGAACTCCCCGGCCTTCTTGTTCAGACCGATCTCAGCCGACTTCAACGCATCACCCGACAGGTTCGAGATGCCCTTGTTCGCCACAAGGTAGTGCGGTGGCGTGCGGGTCTGCGCCGCAATGTGCCCAACCGCAATCTCAATCGTGTCCGTGAAGATATCGAGCGACGCGGCCTTCCACGAATCGATCCGCGCGTTATCGCCCGTGATGTTGATGAGGCGCTTCGACCGAAGATCCTTCATGTCGACCGGGCGGGTACCGATGATGTCGCCAGTCACCTTGTCGAGAATGGGGATCTTGGGCGGGTCGGCCGACAACATCACCCGGGCATCCATCGACGCATAGTCCGCGGCGAGGAACAGGTACGCCCACAGAAGGTTGATCGCATCCTGCATGGGCATGACACCCTGGATCTCGGACAGCGGGTCACCCTTGAGCGTGGGCCGGTTCGCGATCTCGACGACCGGGACGACGCCGAGGTGGTTCTTCACCGGCCAGGAGTCATCCTTGAGCCCGTCGCGCTGCACCCAGCCGCCCGAAGCCGCAAACTCCTGCCTCTGCTGCTCCGACATCGCATCGAGCTCGTTAGGCGGCGTCACACGGGGGCGAATCCACTTGAAGATCTCATCCGGGGTGTACAGAGTCGCAAACTCGTCCTTCTCGTCCACCCACGTCTTCAACGCAGCCGTCCGCAGACGCGGATTCTCCCAGTCGTACTCAATCTCCACGCTCGAGGGGTGCTCAAACGTGACAATCGGCTCCCCCGAAGAGTCGCCCCACACAATCACGTAACAACGCTTCGCCGTCAACGCCGTCACAGCACCCTGCGAGAACTGAGCATCGAACTCGTTCATCTGCAACGCATCCCACAGCTTCGACGCCGCCGTCTTCGGCATGTTCGTCACACCGATGGGCTTCAGACGCTCAGCCTCAGCATTCACGACCGTCCCGCACCAGTTGTCAGAGAACCCCACGTACCGCTCAGCGTTCTCCTTCCGCCACTCCTCGGTAGCGAAACTGAGAGGCTGATCGCCCTCGTAGTAGTTCTCCGCCTTCTCAATGTCAGGCCGACGATTGTTCAGGCGGGTGTAGATCCGCTGAGTCAGTTTCCGGGCGTCATCCGCGTCCATGCGCCCTCCTCAGGGGGTCAGAAAAATACGTAGTTGTCAGCCGGCTCGTCAAACTGGCCGTCTCTGAGCGCGTCCATCGTGGCTTCGTGCGCAAGGGTCGCGCTCATGGCCTGGTCGATCTTTTGGTGATCGGCACCATGAGGCTTGCCGAGGACGTACCGCTGCATCGTCTTCGCGATCATCACCGCGTTTGTGACATGCAGCTTCGTGACCTCGTCGCCGTCGTGCGTGAACCGTGAATCCGGTGTCCGCACCGCCGACCGAAGCTGCTCGAGCGACGCATGCATGGGCGTGATCCGCGAACACGACCACGGGACGAACACCTTCGGGCCGTACTTCGCCGCCCATTCGGCCAGCTCAGTACGCCAAGAGTCGTCGTCAGGGATCGCGTCGGGATCAATGGCTCCCATCGCCGAGCCAGCCGGGTCGATGTACGCCCTGACAATGCGGAACTCCGACGCCAGGTAATCGACCGCCGCCAACACCTCACCGCGAGGAATGAACCCCCCAAACAGGGTGGGATTCCACACAGTCGGGCGCAGATCGCCACCGACATTGAACGTCGGCGTGAACTGGTACAGATCCTTCGTCTCAAGCCGGATACCAGTCCAGTCGTTGTTGTTCGACAGATCCATGCCCATCGCAACGGCCGTACGCGGCTTCACCGTGACGAGAGTCTTCGACTTCCGCGCATCCCACTCCTCAGGAGCGAGCCACTTACCGGAGCCGGCCACCAGACGGTTCCCGAAGAACCGTTCAGCCTGCGCCGGGTCGCGTTTCATCAACGACTTAGCCAGAGCCTCAATCGAGTCGAGGTTCACCCACCATGAGCCCTCATACGCGAACTCGTGGATCTTCCGACGCTCCGACGCAACGTCGTACCGAAGCGGCTTCCCGTCATCGCCACGCATCTCGTTCGGATCGCGGTAGAACACGAACACGTCGGCCTCGTGTGCCTCGAAAATCTGCTGCGCATACGAGTTCTCGGTCGGGTTCCACGCGTTCGTCGTCAGGTGAGTGCGGCCACCCATACCCGCGGCACCACGAGCCTGCGTATCCGCAGTGTCGACCATCTTGTTCGACTTCGTGTACAGGCCGGCCTCGTCCTGCTCGGCATCCGAGATCGGGTTACCGAGGCGGGAGCGTGCGGAGGCCGTCACGACGTCGATGCGGTCGAAGTCATCCTGATCCGACAACCCCAGGATGCGGATGAAGCCCTCACGGACAGCCAGGAGATGCTTCAGCGGCCCTAGACGGATCATCGCCGTCAACGGACGGTAGATGTTCGCAGCCTGGTCCTCAGAGTTCGCCGTGATCTGGATCAGCGGCGACGGGTGCCGCATCCCGAGCGGTTCACCCGCGAGATACGTGTACCGTTCAGCCGAGTCTTCCCACCCACACGCGCAGCCGTTGTCAGCGCACGAGTAGACCTCGCCACCCTCAGCCCAACCGGCGAAAACGGACGGGCCACACGCCTCGAATGCCACCTGCGACGCCGAGAACGGACCCTTGCCCGTCTTCTGCGGCGCCACGATCAGCGTCATCCGATAGAAGAATGCCTGGTTGAGGATCGGAGGCTCATCCGGCCCCACGCGCTCCGGAGGAACGAACACCGCATCCTCACGGACCCGGTACCGGTTCGCGTGACACCAGAACTGCCAATCGGCGAGCTCGAACGGCTTACCGCGCGTGAAGCCATCAGGAACACGGCAGTGACGGGTGATCCACGCGTTACCCAGGTCACCTAGGGTCGGGAAGTCGACAACATACTCAGCCACCAACAGCCCTCAGCCGGCGAACCGGCGCAACAGGACCATCCGACTCCGCCACAGCAGCCGCCGCGGCCGGAACAGCAATCGTC